GTTCGTGAGGGCCGAAACCTGGGCGACCCTCCAGGCGCTGGCCGAGGACCCCCGTCCCTGGCAACTGAAGTCGCCGGCCCTCAGGGTTTTCCTGTTCCTGGGGTCGGAACTCAATCCGCGGGATTTCGTGCCCGTCAAACAGGAGCGGATCAGTCGCGGGCTGGGGATCACGCAGCAGCAGGTGAGCCGGGCGCTGGCCACCCTGGTGTCCGCCGAACTACTGCAAACCGGCCCCCGCGAAGGACTTGTGAAGACCTACCGCATCAACCCCCACAGCATCGTGATCCAGAAACTTTACACCGGATGAGAGTACGACCAAACGGCGTAAACATATTGAACACCGTGCCAGGGTGGCATACACTCCATGTCCATCATGGCGCCCGTCACTCCGACCGGAGTCCCGCATGTCCTGACCGCTGGTGATTCCTGGCGGTGGCGTATCCCGGACCTCGCCGACTACCCGCAGTCGGAGGGCTGGGTCCTCAAGTACAAGCTCGCCGGCGTCGACGTCCTCAGTCTCACCCCCACGTTCCAAGTGTCCGGCGACGACGTCGATCACTGGCTCGTCGCGGTCACCGCCGCGGCGACGGCGGTGCTCGAGGCTGGTCGGTACCAGCTGGTGGCGTGGGTCGAAGGGGCCAGCACGTACGCCGGTCGTGTGGAGCGGCTCGGGCAGTCGGTAGTCGAACTCCTCCCGGACCCCCGCACGGTCGCGGCCGGCGATCTGCAGACGCATGCAGAGCGGATGCTCGCGGTGATCGAGGCGGCGCTCGAGGGGCGGCTGGCGTCGGACCTCGAGAGCTATCAGATCGCGGGGCGCGCCATCAACAAGATCCCGATCGCGGAACTGGTGGCGCTGCGGGCGGCGACCGCGGCGAGGGTCCGGCAGGAGCGCGGCAAAAGCATGCGACGGCACCTGGTGTCCTTCCCCCATGCGTGAGGTGGGGCGGGCCCTCGGGCGCGGGCTGCGGGTGGTGGTCCGGGACCGCCACGACGCGGCGGCCTACCTGGCAGTCAGTGCCGTGACGGGCGGGGTCTGGCACGAGTTCGGGCGCGGCTGGGCGGCCATCGTGTTCGGGCTGCTGGTGTTCGCCATCGTCTGGCGGGGGCTCCGCTGATGGGGTTCGTGCGCTCACTGGCTCGCCCGCCCCGCGCCCAGACCGGGTTCGCCGGCGCCGCCCAGAACCGGCTCACCCTCGACTGGATTATGGCGCATCGGAGCGCCGACCAGGAGATCCGCGGGGAACTCCGCACGCTCCGCAGTCGCTCCCGCGAGCTGGTGCGCAACACGGGCCTGGTGCGGCGCTACGTCCGGCTGCTCGACCAGAACGTGATCGGCCCGCACGGGATCCGCCTCCAGGCGCGCATGCACCGCGCCGACAAGATGCCCCTGACCGCCGCGAACGACGCGGTGGAGTTGGCGTTCGAGAAGTGGGGCAAGCTCGGGACCTGCACCGTCGATGGCAAACACTCATGGCGGGGGCTGCAACGGCTCGTGATGCGGACCCTCGCCGGTGACGGCGAGGTCCTCATCCGGTTGATCCGGGGGTTCGACAACCCGTTCGGGTTCGCGCTGCAACTGCTCGATGCCGACCAACTCGACGAGCAATACAACGTCCAGTTCCTGCCCGGGACCGACGGGCACGAAATCCGGATGGGCGTCGAGGTCAATCGCTGGGGACGTCCCGTCGCGTACTGGCTCTGGGACGGGCACCCGTCCGAAGGCCACAAGCGGGGGCAGCGCCGTCGGGTGCCGGCCGAGGAGTTGCTCTTCCTGGGCGAGCCGGACCGGCCGGCGCAGACCCGGCACGTGCCGTGGATCGCGTCGGTCATGCTCGACCTCAACATGCTGCGGGGCTACTACGAGGCCGAACTCGTGGCCGCGCGCGTGGCCGCGGCCCAGGGCGGCTGGTTCGAGAGCAAACCGGACGATCTGGGGGACAGCGTCGAGGGCGACGAGGCTACGGACCCTCTGACGCTCGAGATGGAGCCGGGGACCTGGACGCAGCTGCCGAAGGGTCTAACCGCCAAGGAATCGACGCCCAAGCACCCGACCACCGCGTTCCCGGAATTCGTGAAGGCGGTACTCCGGACTGTTGCGACCGGGCTCGGCGTGTCCTACAACGCGCTGGCGAACGATCTCGAAGGCGTCAACTACAGCTCGATCCGGGCCGGGATGCTCGACGAGCGTGACGCCTATCGGACGACGCAGCAGTGGTTGATCGAGCAGTTCCACCAGCGGGTGTACGAGGCCTGGCTGCCGTGGGCCATGCTGTCCGGCCGCCTCGACTCCCGGGTGCCTCTGGCGCGCTACGAGCAGGTCAGTTGGCAGCCGCGCGGCTGGGCCTGGGTCGATCCCGAGAAAGACGTCGACGCCGCCATCAAAGCGATCGACCGCCAGATGGGGAGCCGGCAACAGGTGCTGGCGCAGCAGGGCGTGGAATTCGAGGAAGTGCTCGACGATCTGGCCGTCGAAGACGAAATGATCCGCGCCAAAGGGTTGGATCCCACGCCCCCAGAGCCCACCCCCGCCGCCGCGCCGGCGTCGCGTCGGCGTAGACCGGACGGCGACCAGGATGAGGTGGACGCCATCCTCAGTTCGGCCAACGGCCACGACCGCCCTGCCTGGGTGCACCGACTGGAGCGCGTGCTATGAGCGATCGTCCTGCCCGCCGCGTCATCGAGACGTTGCTGTCGATCCCGTGGGCGCTGTCGGAAGAGCACGCGCGCCGCTTGCTCGCGATCGCGGAGCGTCGGGGGACCGATCTTCAGGCGATCGCGGCCGAGCGCGGCAAGCCGCTCGACCACACGCGCTCGGTCACGGTGCGTGAGGGCGTCGCGACCATCCCCATCACCGGGCCCCTGTTCCGGTATGCGGACATCTTCGCCGAGGTCAGCGGGGCCACGTCGTACGAGGCGCTGGCGCGGGATTTCACCGCGGCGCTCGCGGACCCGAACGTCAAGGCCATCCTGTTCGACGTGGACAGCCCGGGCGGCGAGGTCTTCGGCGCCAGCGAAACCTCCGACCTGCTCTTCAACGCACGCGGGATCAAGCCGATGGTCGCGCACGTCGGCGGCATGTGTGCGTCCGCGGCGCTCTGGATCGCGTCCGCGGCGGACGAGATCTCCGTGTCGTCCGTGGCGCTGCTCGGGTCGGTCGGCGCCATGATGTCGATCACCGTGCCAGATCCGGAACGCCAGGCCGAGCTGTTCGGGGAACGCCAGGTCGAGTTCATCTCGAGCCAGAGTCCTGACAAGAACCTCGACCCCACCAGTAAGGCGGGTCGGGACCAGTACCAGGCGATCGTCGACAAGATCGCCGGCGTGTTCGGCGCCGACCTCGCCCGGAACTTCGGGCTCAAGGAGAAAGAGGTCTTCAGCCGCTTCGGGTTGGGGAAGGTGTTCGTGGGCACCGACGCGGTCGAGGCCGGGATGGCCAGCCGGATCGCGACGTTCGAGGCCACGCACACCGCGCTCGCCAAACGGGTCCAGACGACTGGCGGCGGGCTCGTGCTCCGCCGTGCAGCGTCGCGGGATGGCTTGGCGGCGACGTCGGTTGACGTGGCGGCGCTGCTCCGTGCGGTCGACCTCGAGGTCGCGGTGCGGCCGGCTGCGGCGCTGCGCGGCTTCACGATCGGTGCCGGTTTCACCAAGCTCGTCCAATCTCGCCTCATCACCAGTCCCGCGGTTGGCGATCCCGCCGCCGCCTCACCACCGGCCCCGTTGACGGCCGATCATCAGGAGGATCGCACCATGGCAGACGCCACGGCCGCGGCCCCGGCTTCCGGGGCCCCCGACCATCTCGCCGCGTTCAAGGCGCGGCTGAGCGAGATCTCGAACTTGTGCGCCGCGGCGGGCTGTCCGGAGCGGGCGGTCGAACTCGCCGAGAGCGACAAGAGCATCGCGGCCATCGGGCTTGAGCTGCTCCAGCAGAAGAAAGCGGCCGCCGGCGTGCCGGAGCCGCTCCGCGTGCCGGGCGACGTCAAGGCGCACGGCATGGTCGATCGCGAAGCGGTGAAGCCGTTCGCGTCGCTGGGCGAGCAACTCCACCTCGTCGCCCTGGCCGGGCGCCCGGGCGGGTACACGGACAAGCGGCTGATCGAGCTGAGCGGTGCCGCGTCCGGCGGCCAGGCCGGGGTCGGGGGCGACGGCGGGTTCCTGGTCCAGAAGGACTTCAGCTCGGAACTCATGAAAGAGGGGTTCGAGACCGGGACACTGGCCAGCCGATGCAGCTCGACTGAGATCGGGGCCAACTCCAACGGTCTCCAGGTCGCCTACATCGATGAGACGAGTCGGGCCACCGGGTCACGGTGGGGGGGGGTCGAAGTCTTCCGGCGTGCGGAAGCGGAGACCGTCGACAAGAAGAAGCCCACGATCGGGGAGTGGACCTGTGAACTCCAAGATCTGATGGGCAAGGCGTTCATGACGCAGCGTCAGTTGGATGACGCCGCGGCCATGCAGGCGGTCTACAACGACGCCTTCGTCGACGAGTTCGCCTTCAAGATCGACGACGAGATCTATCGGGGCAGTGGGGTGGCACAGATCCTCGGCGTGCTCACCGCCGCGTGCACGGTCGAAGTTGCGAAGGAAAGCGGCCAGCTCGCCGACACGATCGTGTTCAAGAACATCAGCAAGATGTGGGCGCGGATTCTCCCGCGCGCCAAGGCCAACGGCGTGTGGGTGATCAACACCGAGTGCAGCCCCCAGCTCGACGAGCTGCAGGTGGGGACCGGCACCAGCGGGAGCCTCGTGTACATGCCCCCGGGTGGCCTGAACGACAGCCCGTACGGCCGGCTGAAGGGGCGTCCCGTCATCGAGATCGAGCACGCGTCGGCCCTCGGGGACAAGGGTGACATCGCGTATCTCGATCTCAACTACTTCAAACTGATCAGTAAGGGCGGCATCCGGGCCGAGCAGTCGATGCACGTCCGCTTCGAGTTCGACGAGATGTGCTTCAAGTGGGTCGTGCGCGTGAACGGCGCGCCCAAGCTCAAGTCGGCGATCACTCCGTTCAAGGGGGCTGCGTCGGCCACCCTGTCCCCGTTCGTGACCCTGGCGGCCCGGGCGTAACCCCCGGGCCCAACCTCCCCGGACGCCGGGGACTGAGGAGGCAATCGTACCATGAAGGGACTCTTCATCGAACAGGCCCATATCGAGGTGGGCATCAACGCCGTGGCGGATGCGTTCGCCGGCGACGTCGGCTCGGACGTGCTCTCGATGCGGAAGCACAACAGCATCGTCTGGATCGCGCACTGGGGGGTCGGGACCACGGGAGTCGTGAAGTTCACGGTCGAGGCGTGCGACGACGTCGTGCCCACGAACGTGGCGGCCATCCCGTTCTGGTACCGGAAACTCACCGCCGGTGGTGCGCCCGGTCCCGTGACCGCGGTCACGACCGCCGCGGACGGGGTCTCGAACACGGCGGGCTCGAACCAGGTGATCCTGATCGAGACCACCGCCGAGCGGGTGAAGCAGGCGGGCTACGATTTCGTCCGGCTGTACTGCGACGAAACCACCGACAGCCCGTTGCTGGGTGGCGTGCTGGCGTGGCTCTTCGAGCCGCGGTTCGCCGAGGACGAGACGTCGATGGTGGCGTAGGCCACCAGGTCTGAGGGCCCCGGGGGTGGTTCACCACCCCCGGGGGCAGGTTCCTGATTTCGCTCACCTCTGAGCGGTCCTGATGCAAGGACCGGAACGGGAGTAGGTAGCCATGACGACCTTCGGCACCCGGCGCGCCGGGCACAGCATCGTGATCACCGACCAGGGCAGTCACGAGTCGATGATTCCGTACTTCCCCTGCGTCTTCGCCGACGACTTCCTGGGCGACGCGATCGACGCCCGGTGGACGTCGCTTGACGTATCGAGCGGCGGCGACACCACCCCACTGATCGCGGCCGACGTCGCCAACGGGGTCGCTCGGTGTCCGCTCGACGTGACGGACGAAGCGCAAGTCTCCGGGCTGACGTGGGGGGACCAGCGGCCCTTGATCCTCAACCAGGGCCTGATCTGGGAAGCCCGCGTCGCGCTGTCGACGTTGCCGACCATCTTGGCCGAAGCGGTGTGGGGGTTGGCCGGGGACCACAACGCGGTGTTCGATACCGTGGCCGAGGGGATCTGGTTCAAGGCCGACGGCAACGGGGCGATCGTCGCGGAGTACGACGACACGTCGCACACCGCCGACGACGTCGCCACCGGCGTCACGCTGACGGCCGGGCTGTTCGCGCTGTTCCGGATCGACTGCACCGACATCAGCGACGTCCACCTGTACATCAACGGGGAGCGGGTCGTGGGCGGCACCACGATCGACATGAGCCAGGTGGCCGGGCTCAAGCTCCAGCCGTACTTCGTCATCGCGAAGGCGTCGGGGGCCGGCCTCGGCGTGTTGGACGTGGATGTGGTCCGGGTGTTCCAGCGCCGGGCGGCCTAACCCACGGTGTCCCTCTTCGACGACGACGTCGCCGCCATCTTGACCGACCTCGCTGCGCTGGGCGAGGCGGTCACGGTGGTGTTTGGCGGCGTGACCATTCAGGGGATTCGCGACTACTCGGATGCCGATCTGGACCTGCTGGCCGAGCTCCGGATGCCGCGCGACGCGATCATCGTGCGGCTCGCCCGTGGGGCGTTGGCGCTCGAGACAGAGGATGTGTGCACCGTCGACGCCGTGGCCTACACCGTCCGGGACCACCGTCCAGACGGCGTGGACGGGCGGCTCACCCGGTATATCCTGGTGCCGACCGCATGATTCTCGAACTCTGTCGGATCTGGACCGACTGGTTGGCGCACCCGACGTACGGGATCAACGCCCGGCTGGGCGACGTGGAACGCGACACCGGCGACGACGTGCCGCCCGCGATCGTGACTTTCGCCGAGCCCACCAGCCACGGCGGCGCGGCCCGGCTCCAGCTGGCGGCGGATCGGTTTCCGTTTCCTGGCCTGCTCGTCACGCCCTACACCGAAGCCCTGCTCGGGGACGGCGTCCAGACCGAGCTCTTCCCAGTCCAGGACTTCCCGCTCGCGTTTCTCTACGTCCAGGGGGACGACGACGTCGCCCGGGCGATGCAGGACGGGAGCTACACGATTCGGGCGCTGCTGCGCGCCATGAACGCGTTGGTGCATCCCCAGCACGTGGCATCACGCACCCGCAACACGATCGTGATCGAGGAGATGTCACGGGTGCTGTTGCCGCGGCCGATCGCCCCACTCGACGGCACGACGATGA